CTGCCCAATAAATATGAGCGCCCATACCTGACTTGACAACCGTTGGCTTTGGTAATTTAGTAGCCTTGCAAAAAGCGCGTAGTGCAGTCAACCCTTCTTCTAAATTTGTATACGGCTTATTAGGTCCACAATCTAAGTCAATATAAAAAGATCTTAAGGCAAAAGCCGCTTTAGCAGTCCGTCCTTCTTTTGGGTCGCCATACTTTGCCATAGCAAAGAATACATTGAATCCATCCTTACCAAGTGCATCACCTTCTCTAGAAATACCATCAAGGTCTTTTACAAATCTTTGTCTAACAACATCTTCATCGTTAACTACCTTAGTACCAAATACACAATAATGTTCATTTTCGTTTAGTGGTGGTAAAACCAGAGTTAAAAACTCTTTTCTTGTAATCATAACCGTCCTAGCGTCTCGTCTAAAGGGGGAAATGGGCAGGGATGAGACGGAGCATCCTTTTCGGTAGCTAACCTAGCCCCCCAAAAATGTTAAGCTAATTTAATAATTAACTTCTGCATTTTCTCTGCGTGTTTACCCGATACAACTGATTTACCTGAGAACCAAGAATAAATAGTTACCCGACTAACACCAAAGAATTCAGCTACATCTGTGACGGGAATATCCCGATCAATACAAATTTTGCCTAGTCTAACTCCAAGAAGACTTTGATTAGCCTTTTTGTTCGCATCTGCCATTTGAAGGGAGTAACCTACAGGCATTACTCATCATCCCATTCGTCAAGAATCTTGGAAAGATCTTTCTTAGGTGCGGGTTCTTCCTCTTTCTTGGCAACTCGTTTCTTGGGTTCTTCAGTCTCGACTTCAGCTTTCGGTTCTGCTTTTTTCTCTTCCTTGACTTCAGCCTTTTGAACTGGTGCTTCAAGTTTTGGTTTTGCACCGTCAGCTTCTGCAACAGTCATAGTAATTGCCTTGTGAGCAATCTCAGACTTACCTTGGTTAATTACAACTTGGTGGTCATTTGCATCTAGAACCTTAACAGGTTTGAATGTGAGTTTAGGTGTTGCGCTATCGGTATCAAAACGCATCTCAGTTACAACCGCAGTAATTGGTATACCTTTACTTCCAATCATTTTTGCGTATGTTTGGAGAGGCCATTTGCCGGGTTCCCCTGCACCAAAGATTGACGCACTTGGTAGTGTTAATTGGAATATGTCGCCCTGCAAATCATTGGCTAGTACAACCGCAATGCGTTGTTGGTAACGGCATGCACGGCTATCGCCTTGACCTGAACCTTTGACGTTTTGTTCGCAGTCCATGCACCGCTTGGCTTGTGGGATTGAAGCTTTTGCGTCAGGAAATTCGCCGTCAGCAGACCAGCAATCAGGTACAGTTGGTTCGCTACCTTCAGTAAAAGACTTCAAATAGAAAGTCCTTGAAATTTTAGGCGCAGCCGCAACTACAACTACGTTCATCGAACGGTCTTCATTCTTAGCAATTTCTTTGCCGTTGACCATCATGCGCCATACCCCGCCTTTAATCGAGATACGCTTCATGCTACTACCACCGCCACCCATTAGGGCTTTAGTGGTCTCGTCAATTTCCAACTCTTTAAGGTAAGAAGGTAAACCTATGTCAAGCACTGAAAGATCATTACTCATACTAGCTCCTATTTTTTGTAATTACAATGGTTTGTTTAACATCCGCATTTAGCCCTGGTGGATGTAAGTCAGGGTTTTCTTCTAAGAACTGTGCCATCACAGAATTACTTATACGTTGTTGGTACAAGTGCGGAACTTTATGTTCTAGGATGAATGTGTTAAACGCATCCCAATCACTTGTCCAATAATGTTTACTAATTCTTTTTGACACAGTACCGAATTGGGTACGAATTGTTGAAGCCCCCTGCTCTTTGCAGATCTCTAGCAGTTGTGCTTCAATCATGTCAATTTGCTCTTTTAACTCCTTATCCTCTTTCTCTAACTCTCTTCGCCTGTCTCTTATTTTTATGTAGACCTTGGCAAGTTTCTCTGCATTAGGTTCTTCACTCATTGCACTCTCCTTTATATAAGTCGATTAGTCTTGTATGTATGTCCACCTTTTCCGATAGCATCTTGTAGATGCGTTTCTCGACTGGGCTTCCTTGTAGGTGAACGACTGTACAAGGATTGCGTTGCCCAGCCCTATGCACACGTGCATTAGCCTGTAAATATGTTTCTATAGAAGTAATTGGTCCCCACCAAACTACCACATTCGCCGCGTGTAAAGTCACACCATGTGAAGCGGCTTGTGGTTGTATGACTAGAACTTGTGGATCTTTCTCAGCCTGAAACTTAGCAAAGATTTCCGTGCGTCTTGATGCAGGAACTGCGCCGTTAATAACTTCAGCCGTAATATTATTCTTCTTTAGTTCTTCCGCTATGATTTCAATGGCGTGCCTAAACGGAGCAAACACAATAACTTTATGGCTTGCTTCCTCAATCACCTCAAGTAGCGCAGTCATTCTGTTCTTTGCATCAAACGCTACGATCTCACCATTATCGGAATAGACCGCACCACAAGACAGTTGTAATAACTTGTTTAAATTTGCCGCCGCATTTACTGTAGTAATTTGCTCGCCTGCGGCTATTGTCATCATATGTTTACGTATGGCTTCATAGAACTTAACCTGCTGTGGGGTTAAAGGCACATCCCTAGTTACATAAGTCATGTCGGGCAAATCAAGACAGTCTTCCTTGGTAAATCGGATCGCCGGTTGAAGTACCTCGTGCAATATTTTTTCTGAAGTTGGTTTGGGTATCCATTTGAACGTAGTAATTTTTTGCATCACCATGTCTCTGAACGCACCATAGAACCGTGGCACTCCTGACGGATTGATAATCTTAGCTAGTCCATAAGCATCGGTAGGTGACTGTGAAGCCGGTGTGCCTGTGAGCATCCATACCCACATGTCTGCGGATATAACTGAGTTAAGTGTCTTCCATCTTTTAGTTGTGACGTTTTTGTATGCGTTGGCTTCGTCAATCACAATCATGTCGAACTTGCCCTTGACCTCGTCTTTAATAATATCAAGACCATCAAAGTTACAGATCACAAACTCGGCTTTACTGTTAACTGCTTGCTTGCGTTTCTCGGTTGAATAACTATGAGCAATAACGTAACTTCTATGCATTGCAAACTTGAATAAGTCCCCACCCCATGCAGACTCCATGATTGACAAGGGGCACAGGATAAGCACACGCTTAATAGCACCAATGTTCATCAAGTAATCACAAGCCCATATTACGCTTGATGTTTTGCCAGTACCCTGCTCGTTAAAACAAAAAGCTCTGCGATGCAAAGTAAGAAATGATGATGTGACTTTTTGGTGTTCAAAGGGTTTGTACATCCCTGTCCACTCATAGTCTTTATTGATTGGGGACGGCACATTCTTGATGCGTAAATTCTTAAGCACCTGTGCTTCATCTAGTCCCCACTTTACAAGCACCTCATTCTCGTCAATTATTTTTGACTTTGGAATAACCGTGGTTATCCTCTCAGGATGCCTTGTTTTAAGCAATAAAGCTTTGTTATCTATTATCTGCACTCTTAAATTCCGATAGCAATTTAGACCGAAAGTGGGTTTTCCACAATCGGTCAGGTTTTTAATTATTATATCTAATTTTTACTTGGCTAAAGGTTTATTTTTCGCAACTGAATGATCAGCATTACGACTAAACGACCTATTCGCACTCTTTGTTTTTACTGCCAAATTTTTTCTGTTCGTTGACCCACCTTTACTGAGGGGCTTTTTGTGGTCAACATCTTTACCGTCTCCCTTACTGACCTTCCCTTCTTTTTCCATTTCCGCACGTGCTTTATTTCTTTTAGCACGGTTTTTAACCTGTTCGGGTTTTCCCTGATATTGGGCATACTCTTTATCGTATGGTCTTGGTTTGTTAACGTATGGCATTTGATCCTCATTTAATAATAGACACCATTTTCTCAGTATCTAGGGTAAGTTGCAACATTTCTACGTCGTGGAACTTTATTCTTACTTTGTCAATTTTCATCTGTATTCTCCCTTGCCGTTGTGCACGCAGTCCGTTACGTGGCAATATTTTCTGCATGTAAAGTTGGGTCTAGGATTCCAAACATCCAACTCAAAAGATTTTTCCAACCTATTAACATCTGTTAACCAATTCTGCCATTTAATGTTTTGTTCATCCTGTGCGTATTCGGCTTTAACGAACTCGTTACTTACCACAAATAGCAGTCCGGCTTTGATCTTTTTGACTTGTGGGAAATGCTTAAAGACCGCAAGGGATAAGATTTCAAGTTGTTTAGTATCCGCATACTTTGCGCTCTTACCAGTCTTGTAGTCTATGATCCTCGCCTTGTCACCATTAATAATCAGCAAGTCTGCAATACCTCTCCACCAAACATCTTTATCTTTAAACCCACAGGGCTGCAAATTCCGATCAAGTCCTAACTGGTATTCACAAAGATGTTCTCCAGACTTATTTCTAAGCGTCTCAAGTGGCTCTCGTGCAAAAGCAAACTTCTCAGGAATGGGTGTTCCTAATTTTATAAAGTCTTCGGCACACTTGTGAAACTCAAGACCGTAGTCAAAATGATGTGTCTTTGGCTCAACCACATCTTTCTTTACACGCAAGCGGTAATACTTGTGTGGGCATTGCTTGAACAAGTCAAGTGAGGAATAAGACCATGTGATGGGTTTCAAAATGTTGCTTTCT